TTAGTTTTATTTTATAATATATTTGAGGTGATAGTAATGGCAAATAAAGAATTAAAAAATAGAACCCCTATTGGTTCAGCTATAGATAAAAAACTCTATGAAGAACTAAAACAATACTCAAAAGATACTGGAGTACCAATGTCTAAATTATTAGATAGAGCTATATCTTTATTATTAGAGTCTACTAAAAAATAGTAGACTCTTTTACTCATATGCTCCTCCAAATCCAAATATTGCAACTTCTCCATCATATCCTTGATTCTTTGTAACTGTTATTCTTATTTTAATTCCCCATTTGGAAGCAGTTTTACTTGAATTTGTAAATAAATGAGGTCTATTAAGTACTACCATAGTAGTTGCATCTTCCCATGTAGGATTAGAGTCAAATCCATTGTTACATACTTCTACTTTTCCAACTCCTCCAGTTGTGGTCCATTGAGGGGATACTAATATCTTTGTTGCTTTTGCATCTGTTTCTATTGCATTTTTCATAACTATTTGTAGTTTTGTTATTTTTCTGGAAAATGTAATAGTCTTTGAACTACTTCCACCAAGAGCATCACTTGCTATTATTTCTACTGTATTTGTATTAGACCCACAAGTAAGCCAGAACGTATCAGTTATTCCTACTGTATAGTTTGTATTTGAAGTTGCACTAAATTGGTTTATTACTTCACCATTCAATTTTTCAGTTACAGTTATTGCATCTCCTTCATTATCTTTAACTGAATAAGTAATACTAGGTTTAGTTGTTAACTCTCCTAAGTCTGCTTGCCCTGTATAAGTTATAAATGGTGCTGAATTAGTCTTTACAAATGTATATCTTCTATATGTAGTAGCACTTCCGTCGGTAACTTCTATTTCTATGGTATTGGTAGTATCCATGTTAAGAGAAACAAATAATTCATCTGTTATTGTAAATGTTAAAGTTGAATTTTGAGTTGGATTTTTTAATGTTCTTATGATACTTCCATTTAATTTTTCTTTTACTGTTAATTCTTGGTCACTATCTTCATCTGATATAGAATAAGTTATACTAAATGAACTTGTTTTGTTTCCTAAATTTTCATCTTCTCCACTTATAGTAGGTGGATTATTTAATAATTCCAATGCAAGTATACATCCGTTAGCAGTTGAAAAGGTATCCAGATCAAAATCATTTTCATCCCATAAACTTTTTATATAAGGAATATAATTATCTTTATTATATATAATATTGATAACGTTAGTTCCATTTAATATTGTAGATGTTAATGTATATAGAGGATTAGAAGACGTTATTGAAAAATCCAATTGGTCTAATACAGTACTGCTTAGTTTATTTTGGAATTCATCCTTTGATAATAGTCTTAAAATATATGCTGAACCATTTAATTTTAAAGTTTTATTCATATTAACTTTTTTAAATAATGCATTATAAGATACATCTTGAAATATAAAAGTTTGAGATATATATACTTTTTTACCATCAATTTTGCTTTCTATCCATTTAAAATCATATTTACTTTCTGTATTATCAACAAATGTGTATGATTTATAATCATAAAAATCGGGAGCATATCGACTTGGAACTTGTTGTAATTTTTTAGTATTTCCGGAACTATCAACCACTTGTAATGCTCCTATAGTTACTATATCACCTACTGCCATCCAATCACTTCCTTTCTAATAATAAACCTTACCTAAAATTGGACTATAAATCCCATCAACAATATTAATATCATCTAGAGTAGTTAAATCTTCTAAGAAATTGTTATGTGGCATATTATTTATAAGATTATCTTCTAATACTTTTACTTTTGTTTGCATATTTTTTACAGCTGTCTCCATTGCAATCATTTCACTATGTGCTGATTCTATGCCATCTTCCATATGATTCATAAGTCTAGCACAATACAAAGTACCAACTTGTAATACTTCTCCTGTATCAACATCTTCTATATGGTCTATCCATTCATTCTTTGCATATATACTCATTTTTTTACACCTCCGTAAATTCATGCTTAAATGCTATATACAATGCCTTATCAGTAGTTCTTTCATAGACTTTCTTGTCTTGTGCTACTATATCCCCATCTTTATCTATTACTCTTATATTTGTAATTTTTCCTTTGTAATTCTCATCAAAGAATACATAAGCACAAGCAGTATTTCCTATTACTTTTTTAGAAAAAAAATCTATTTCTTTTTCTTCTCCATCAAGTGTATATTTAACATTTTTTAGTTTGCTAATATAATAATTTGCTAATTTATTAAGTGCCTTATCTGTAAGAGTTCTCAAGTTTATCACCTCCTAATGTGATATAGCGTTATTGCTGACATTTAATGTTATACTCTTTGAAACACCGCTCTTAGAAGTTGCTGTGATAGTAGCTGAACCACTTGAACTAGCTGCAACACAAAATCCACTATGAACAGTAATAACACTTTCATTATTTGATTCCCAGCTTAAAGCTTTGTTGATACAGTTGTCATTAAACGTTGCTCTAACTACACAATTATTTTCATTAAAATCTGTTGCTTGAATTGTGAAATCACTACTATTAAGTACTACATTTTCTGTACTTAAAGGATAATATTTAACCCAATCAACATATTGAGTTATTTCAGTTGTACTACTATCAGGAGTACCACCACTAGCTCCTATCGCTTGGTTAAGTAAAATATAATGTGGTATATGGAAGGCTCTATTATCAGTAGCATTTGTTCTTGATAATTCATTTCCATCAATAGAGAAAATTAATGTACCATCCGTTTTCCATTCCATTGCAAATATATGCCAATCACCAGTTGTATAATTATCATACCATACACGACCACTTTCTTCCCTTTGATTGAAGAATGTTCCGCAAGTTAATTTTTTATTATAAAATTCAACTATATCAAATTCTCCACAATACGCCCACCATTCGCCCAAAGTATCCGGGCTACCATTTTCTTTATATCCAAATTCAAAACTATCTCCTAAAGTCCAAAATGCTCCAAATGCTCCATTTAAGTTGCATAATTTAACACGTGCCTCTATT